GGGACTACCCGGGCGGCGCTGCAGCCATCGCCGCCACCACCGGCCGGAACGCAACCACGCTGCAGCACAAGCTTTCCCCAACACACCCCAGCCACACGGTGAACATTCAGGAGTTCGGCGAGATTCTGGAGCTGACCAAGGATCGTCGCATTCTGGATGCGGTGCATGCGTTGGTCGGTGACACGACTTGGCAGGAGCTGGCTGAGGCGTACACCAATGACATGCCCGAAACATTGACCACCGGAATTGCCGAGTACTTCCGACAGGTCGCGGATCTGGCGGATACCTGGGCCAAGAGCATTGGCGACGGGGTAGTTTCTGATGAAGAACTGGCCGCGATACGCCTGCAGGTTTTTCGTGGCATTCAAGGGTTGTTGGGGTTGTTCAATCGCGCCACCTACGTCAATCAGACGACGCGGGGTACTGATCGTGGTTGATATCGTCGACTTCGCTAATGACCTGGTACAAGAGCGAATTGATCAAGCGCTCGCTGCACGTCTCCTCGCCGCCAAGCCAGCTTTGGCGGCGCATTCGTTTCTGTTCTGTGAAACCTGCGATGGCCCGATCCCGGAGGCTCGCCGTTTGGCGCAGCCAGGCTGTACACAATGCGTCGATTGTCTTTCCCTCGCGGAATTGAAAGGGGCACGTCATGCTCGATGAGGTGTTGGGGCAGTTCGCGGATTACGGTCTTGAGCCAGCGCAGCCGTTGGTGTTTGGCAAGCTGACTCGCTGCAAGACTTCTCAGGACAAGGGCAAGGAAAAGAACGGTTGGTATGTCATTCACGAGCAGCGCACCGAGAAAGGCGAGACGCTGATCTTCGGTGCGTTCGGTGACTGGCGCTCGGGTGAGTCGCAGAAGATCAAGGTCAAGGCTGGGCGGATGTCGCCGGAAGAGCGTGAGGTTATGCGTGCTCGACAGGAAGAGGCCAAGCGCCGGGCGGCTGAGATCTCTGCCAATGCGGCACGTCGTGCGGCCAAGCGAGCGGCCGGTATGTTCAAGCGCATGCCGGAGAAGGGTCGTAGCGACTATCTGGATCGCAAGCAGATTGTCGGCTTCGGCGTTCGGTATGCGCCGCGCTCCGGTGCGTTTCTGGTGCCGATGAGTAATGTGCGTGACGAGATTGTCGGACTGCAGGTGGTGTTCCCGACCAAGCAAGAGGACACCGGCCGGGACAAATCCTATTGGCCTTACGGCATGTCGAAGGAGGGCGCTTTCCATCTGATCGGGCCGCACCCGGATCCGGGCGAGCCGGTGCTGGTGTGTGAGGGTTACGCGACCGGCGCAAGTCTGCATATGGCCACGTCATTGACCGTGGCCGTTGCGTTTGATGCGGGCAATTTGCTGGTGGTTTGCAAGGCCATGCGCGAGCGTTTCGCCGGTTGCCCGCTGATCATCTGCCGAGACGATGACTGGAAGACCACCAAGCCGAATGGCGATGCGTGGAACCCCGGTGAAGAGAAAGCGAACAACGCGGCGCTAATTGTCGGCGGCCAGGTGGTCGCGCCGATCTTTTCCGGTGAACGGGAAGCCAAGTGGACTGACTTCAACGACCTGCATGTTGCAGAAGGTTTGGAAGCTGTGCGTCGTCAGGTGCTGGCTGTGGTCAAGCCGCCGGCTGCTGGTGGTTGGAAGGATCTGCTGGCACGTAGCGAAAGTGGCGCACTGATTGCGCATATGCAGAATGTCGAGTTGATCTTGGCCAATGATGAGCGTTGGGCCGGGGTCATCAGTTACAGCGCGTTCAGTTCGAAGCTCGTCAAGCTCCGTGCGGCGCCGTATGGCGGCGGCACGGGCGATTGGGCGGACATTGACGATGTGCGGGTGATGAAGTGGCTCGCGCAGCAGTACAACTTGCGAGTCAAGGCTTCACACGTGATTGAGGCGGTGAGTGTGGTAGCGCACGACCATGCTTTCCATCCAGTGCGGCAATACCTGCGCAAGCTCGAGTGGGACAGGGTGCCGCGTCTTGAAAGTTGGCTGACTGAGGTCATGGGCGTTAAGGCGACTGACTACTCGTCGAAGGTCGGCAAGCGCTGGATGTTGTCGGCCGTGGCTCGGGTGATGAAGCCGGGTTGCAAGGCTGACTCGGTGATGATTCTCGAAGGTGCGCAGGGCGCTGGTAAGTCGACCGCGATGAGCATCCTCGGCGGCGAGTGGTTCATGGATACGCCGTTTGCGCTGGGCGACAAGGACGGCTTTCAGGCGATCCGGGGCAAGTGGATCGTTGAGCTGGGGGAGCTGGACAGCTTCAACAAGGCTGAGAGTACGAAGGCCAAGCAGTTCTTTTCGGCGTCCACTGACACTTACCGCGAGAGCTACGGCCGCAGAACGATGGACGTGCCACGCCAGTGTGTTTTCGTGGGTACGACCAACCAAGACGAGTACCTGAAGGACGCCACCGGTAACCGGCGTTACTGGCCGGTTGCGTGTACCAAGGTGGATCTGGATCTGCTGCGTTCGATGCGCGATCAGCTGTGGGCCGAGGCGGTGTTCTGTTACGACGCGGGCGATCTTTGGTGGGTGACGCTGGATGAGGCGCCTATGTTCGGCGAGGAGCAGGATGAGCGCTTCGTCGTGGATGAGTGGGAAGGGCCGATTCTGACCTGGTTGGAAGAGTCGCAGATTGGCGAAACCACCACCGGCAGTGAGGTGCTGGCCAGTGCGCTGAAGTTGGACTTTGGGCATTGGGGCAAGCCGGAGCAGATGCGGGTCGGGGCGATCATGCATCGATTGGGTTGGCGGCGCGTGCGGTTGCCTGCGTTGGCTAAGAGCGGGCAGCGGCCTTGGGCTTACAAGAAGCCAGCAGGGTGGGGCGGTTCTTCGGCGCTACAGCGTGAAGCGTTCGAGGAGCCTTGTTTTGATTAAGGAGATCGATTCGCTGCTTCGGTTATGGGCGCAGGAACTCCACTCGGAGCATTCGAAAGGAGGGCTGGCTGGGGGGAATATGGTTGCCATGATGATGGAGAGCAACGGGCAACTGATCAGGGGGCGGCGCGCCTTCCGTGCGCCGCTGGAGAGTTCGTTGGACATTGAGCTGATCGTGACCAAGCACCTCGCGCCGGAGCTGGAGACGGTGGTGCGTGAGCATTACTGCACGCTCGATGTGGATATGCGCCTGCGGTATGCCCACTGCGGATGTGGTCGCGACACGTACTACCAGCGTTTGCATGATGCGCATCTGCAGATCTTCGGCGTGATGATGGGCCTGGCTGCGTGACCCCAGGCATCGTTCCGGTTGTGGTTGTCCCACTGGCCCGTCTTGTCTCGCTGCGTTTTGATGCAGTGGGACAGGTGCGGGCCTTGTCGTTGTTGGGTTGTCCCACCGTCCCGCCTAGAAGTAGCTCCCGCCCGTGTGAGCGTAGCGGGCGAGCACTACGCGCTTACGCGCGAACGCGTGTTCTTTAAATTTCTTCCTTTACACGAGAAAGTAGAAAGATAAGTAGGACAGTGGGGCGAGGCCCCGAATTTAGGCGCTCTCAGGCGTCCCACTTCGACCTTGAATAGTGGGACGTATGGGACAGCACCGAATCAACAGAATGCCGTGGTGGTGTATTCGCCGACATTCGCTAGGCGTTGACCCTGTGTTACCCACTTATTCACCGGGTGGCATTAAAACAGGGTTGCTGCCACCGGAATCGACCTGTAAAAAGTAGTCATCTTCGATAGGTGCGACCGCAGAGAGCGGCAGGCACCACACCACCAAACCCGGCCATTGCGCCGGGTTTTTGCGTTCATGGGGTAGGCGATGACAAGCGAGCAACAAGCACTGGCAGAGATGCCGATCTGGTTAGTGATCGTCCTGGCGTTGGTCGGTGGCGTATCGGGGGAGATGTGGCGGGCGGACAAGGATGGAGCGCGGGGCTGGGCGTTGTTGCGCAGGCTCGCGCTTCGGTCGGGTGCCTGCATTGTCTGCGGGGTAACGGCGATGATGTTGATGATCGCTGCCGGGATGTCACTCTGGACGGCAGGTGCCTTGGGATGCTTGACGGCGATGGCGGGTGCGGATGTTGCCATAGGATTGTACGAACGCTGGGCGGCCAAGCGACTTGGTGTGTGCGAAGGCCCGCGTGCCGGGGGCGAACAGGGTTGATGCACCGGTTTGGGGCGCCAAAACTGCCGGGGCCCCTAGGGGTATTCGGAGGGTACGGGGTCGGAAACCCGCGGGAAACTGTTAGCGGCAGGGTTGCCAGCTTACTGAAATTCAATCCATTGAAATCGAAAGGTTCCATTGAAAAGCCGTTGAAAAGGAGGGCTTATGACAGAACCAATGTACCTGTCAAAGAGCGCCTTCGCGGCTCGTATCGGCAGGGCGCCCAGCTACATCACCTGGTTGAAAAACAATAATCGTCTGGTGCTGACTGCCGACGGTAAACAGGTCGATGTCACGGCCAGCGAAGCGTTGATTCGCGACACCGCTGACCCCAGCAAGACAGCCGTCGCTGACCGTCACCAGCAAGACCGGCTTCAGCGTGACGTTTACAGCCAGCTATCCAGCCAGGCCGAGCCGACTTCAACGGCTGCGCCGCCGCTCACGATTACTCCTGCGGGGCAGCTTCCCGACTTCCAGAAGGCCCGGGCACTGCGCGAGCACAACTTGGCACAGCTCGCCGAGATCGAATTGCACAAGGCCAAGGGTTCGCTGGTTGCCCTGTCAGCGGTGCAGTCCGGTGCCTACAACGCCGGGCGCATGCTCCGCGATCAACTGTTGGGCATGCCGCCGCAACTGGCCCCAGAACTGGCGTCGATGACCGACCCTTGGGAAATCGAAAAGCACCTCACGGCGGCGATTCGCCGCTCGCTGGAAGACGCAGAACGCATGTCTTCAGCGGATATTGAACACGCACTGACCACGAGTTAAACCCATGCCCACGGAAATTCCCGATGGTGCAGAGGTGTACCGCGAGGCGTACTTCCGTGGGCTACGGCCCGACCCGGACGTCTGGATCGATCAGTGGGCCGATGAGTACATGCGGATCCCGCGTGACACCGGCGCCGCTGAGCCAGGCCAGTACCGCACCTCGCGTACACCGTATGCCCGCGAGCCCATGCGGTGCCTATCGCCGGCTCACCCCTGCAAGCGCGTGATCACCATGGTCGCGTCGCAGCTAATGAAAACTCAGATCGGCCTGAATTGGATTGGCGGCCTGATGCACATGGCACCGTCGAATATCCTGGCGTTGCTGCCAAGCCTCGGCCTCGCCAAACGGGTGTCCTCGCGGATCGGTAAAACGATCAAGGCAACGCCAGTACTGCGCGAGCGTGTTGCTGCTAACCGCTCGCGGGATTCGCGCAACACGATGGACACCAAAGAGTTCGAGGGTGGCACGTTGTACGTCACCACCGCAGGCTCGGCCGCCAACTTGTCGGAGTTGTCGGCGCGCTACGTTTACGGCGACGAAATCGACCGCTGGGAGGTCGACATCGGCGAGGAGGGCGACCCCATTG